GATTTGTCGCCCCCCGCAAACTCACCCCTGGCAATTTTATTCTCCATATCAGTCATTCTTGCCTCAAGAGTTCTTTTGATCTCGCTCTGTTCGTTTAAGGCGTTATCCATCTTTGCTATAGTTTCGGCAAGAAGAGGGTCAGTTCTGCCTTCAGCCTTTTCAGCCTCAAGCTTGTCTACTTTAGCTTTCAGGTCTTCCCATATTTTGCCTTTAGCTTCTATTGCGTCCTTTAATTCACTAATTTCACTCATCACAATCCTCCTTAATGTTTTAGATTTATCGAATGGCGTCTATCAATCTTCTCGCAGCCGCCATCGTTTCTACCATTTCTTCTGATTCCTTGTTTGATACATCAACATCCCGTTGATTTTCGCTATTGCTCTGCCAACCTCCCGCTAGCACAGCTTTAGCTCTATTTTCAGAAAGACCCGCTTCCCGCAAGGCTCTTTCGGCATCTCTTATTGTTGGGCTATCCGATATTCTAAATTCATCAGGTATCCCTGAGAATATTGGAATATTCATATTCGCTTTCACTTTGGAATCACTTTCAATTACCTTATCAATAAAGCCCTTCTCTTTGGCCTCTTTGGCTGTCATCCATGTCCCATCACGCTTGTCCTTGCCATCCATAAGGCTATTTATTTCACGTTTGCCTATAGACGCTCTTTCAGTATAAATATCAAGGATTTGACCGCTAAATTGCTTTAAAATATCCCTTATTTCATCCATCATAAAATAATTACCAATACCAATTGTCCACGGATGATGAATCATAAATGATGAATTTTTATAGGCACTTATCTCTTCCCCGCCCATAGCAATAACTGTAGCAATACTGGCAGCCATAGAATCAATTCTCACAGATACTTTGGCATCATGACGTTTCATAGCATTCAATATGGCTATTCCATCACTTACGTCACCACCAGGAGAATTAATAGCAAAATTAAGGGGCCTGCCCTTATATTCGTTCATTTGAGTTACAAGAATATTGGCATCTATAAAGGGCCAACCAATAACATCATAAATCAAAATCTCAACCTCATCACCTGACTCTGCATTTATCTCAAACCAATCAGGCTTATCTAAAGGTTTTTTATATAAAGAACTTATAAATTTTGCGTTTATTTCTGTCCTATACGATAGGTTCATTTCATTGCCCTCCATCCCCTAATGATTCATTGGGGTCTTGTTTTACTTTGTCGCTTTCTTTTATGGTAGACGTCCTTGTTCTGTATTCATCACCCCCAGAATACGGGTTCAAATCTTCCCAATCTCTACATTCATTGGGGCATAAAACCTCAGAATTGATACCTTCCTTATAAGCTTCAAACCGTTCTGTAATGTTGCCCCTCAGTAATGAATTAAGATTAAATTTGGTATAATAAGTGTCCTGATCTTTCAGTGATAAGCAATCCTTATCAATCGTTGTTTCAAAGTTTCTCGCTATCGATGCAATCGTGGTATCAATAAAAAATCTCTTAAATTCACTTGCGCTTGCATAAGTTTCAGGATTGTCACCTGCATTTACCAACATCAAAGGAACACCATACATTCCACATATCTGGGCTTCAGTAAATCTCATCTGTTCCAAAAACTGAGCATCAACGAGCTTAATTGTGGGCCATTCAATCTTTTCACCAGCTTCAAGTATCATTACGCCATGCGATTTATCTAACCCGCTGTAAGCAGAGTTAATAGCCTGTGCCCTTGTTTGAGGATCTTTCAGCGTATTAGGGTGAGTAACAACCGCTCCCGGATGAAGACCCTTTCCAAAATATTGACCTAAAAATTTTTCACTGGATATCCCTAACGCTATGCACTCCCTTGCGTATTCAATAGGATTAAGCCCGATATATCCATTAAATGACATCCCCCTTATATGAAAGATATCATCTTGTGAATAATCCTTATAAATGCTTGCTTTTTTTTGCGATCCTTCATTAATTGTATATGTCAAAGACCAGTCATCATTTTGCTTTACTTCTTGGACTCTATCAGGATGAATAGGCAGAAGTTCTCTTATCCCACCACGATATTTTGATTTAAAAGCATAAAAATTGCCCCTTAAACATATGTGAACAATTGCTAATCCCCATAATTGAGGTGAAGTCATCCAACCGTTAGGATTTTTCCCAATTACCCTATAAAGAGAATGATTTTTTGCTTTATTTTTAACGCCATCTATTTCTTCCATTAAATGACATGGCATCTGAATTACTGAATTATATAAGACTCTTATACAATTATTGACAGTCATTTGCTGCATTGCGGTATTGTTATTGACTGCTACTCCAGAGGATGTTATACCTCCCCCAAAATATTCTCGGATTAGGCTTTCTAACCCGGAATTCATAATTTTTGGTTTTGGCAGTCTGGATAGAAAACTCACTTATCCTCCATAAGATAACCGATTATTACCAATATAAACCCAGGTACAGCAAACCCAAGCCAAGGTCTTAACAGCCATAAGCCATAGCCAAGTAATCCAATCCCCGTTAAAAAGATGATTACCCGGCTATCTATTGTATTTTTAATCTTTTGTAGAATTTTCATGCGTTATTCTTGCATGAATATAAAGAAAAGGAAAGTGACAATGGATGCCACTTTATGACAAGTTACGCCACAGGTTGGTTAATTACGCTACTCTCCACTTATCTATTTCTATTTTTTTGATTACAGGATGCCCAGCATGATCTCTTTTCACCTGTAAGCCCCTCTCTTTGGAATATCGAATAGCTGTCCTTTCACTTATTCGCATATAAACAGCTATTTCTTTCCACCCTATCAATAGTTCTTCTTCTGGTTTAGCCATTTAGCCTCCTGTCATTCTGCGGATTTGTTCTTCTACTGACATTCCGTCAACTTCCGACTTAACAATAACGCCCCTATCTCTCGATTTTAGGCCAAGGCACATAGCAAGTGCCACAGCCCCATCTATCCTGAACCTTACAGCACTTTTATCAATTTTACGGTTTCCAGCAGCATCACTGATTGCCATAGCGTTGGACATATTCCATCTTAAGCAAGGATTACCATTGTGGACTAAAATACGGTCCAAAACAGAACCTTCTAGGGCTTCTACCGCTTGAGTCATGCTCACATAGCCTTGTCCCCAAGGTACGAGCCTGATGCCCCTAGACTCTTCTATAGAGGGATTACCGTCTTTATCTTTTTTTTCGATATAACTTTCAAGCCCAATGGCATCCATAGCGGCTCTAAGGTCATCTATTCTGTACCTATCAAAAGCAATTCCCAAAATATTGTATTTGCTATCAATGTCCGCCAATTCCTGAGCTATAAATGAGTATTGGATAGACCTTCCTGGAGTTGTTAATATGTGACCTTGCCTCTCCCATAGTTGGTATTGAGCTCCGTCACGCCTTTCATGTTCTGCTAAAGAGTCTTTTGGTTTCCAGAACCACGGCTTAACAACATCTTTTGGCCCGTCTTGGACTGCTACCAATGCCGTTAAGTCTGTTTTACCTGATAAATCAAGCCCAAAATAGACAGGAGCTCCTAATGGTATCTCAATATCATCTTTGCATGCTTCCCATTCAGCACGGGGTATTAAAGGGGATTTCGCATCAACACATTGGTTTAAATACAGATTTCTGAATGAATTTTCAAAAGAAGGCATCCTTATGGCTTTTTTAGCAAAAGTCCTGAGCTCTTCTAATGACCGGAAATCTCCTAATGCCGGATTTGCCAAATACCACTTCGCCTCATTCGTTAAAGAATCGTCCTCATCCTCGTTTTCAGGAATAGGGACTGTATATAAATGGCATACAGTAGTAGGATCTTGACCGCTTATTCCATCGTTTATTAGCCTAGATAATATATGTTGTGGGTCTTTACTCTGTGTGGATATGACAATAAATAGCGGTTCTTCACCAGCCTCAATTCTTGCGCCCATTGAGGTGTCGAAAGTTTCATATAATTCTTCTTTTTTGGCCTGAGCAAGTTCATCATAAATAACTACCGTGGGATTGTATCCCATCTTCGTTCCCGCCTCGGCTGACACCGCTTTATATGTGCTTCCATTTGAATAACAGACCATCGTCTTTGTAGATGAAACAATGGTGATAAATGTTTCTAGCTCAGGATCAGCTCTCACTATTTGAGAAGCATATTTGAAAACAATAGCTGCCTGTTCACGTTCATTAGCGGCACTATAAATTTCACCATTCATAGTTGCTTCAGGCCCTACTAAGTGAACAAGGACTAATGACGCAATCAGCATCGTATTATGCGTAGGGATAAATGTCTTCCCACATAAAAAAAGACTATTGACGCTATCAACTTGGATACATTTTGTTGGTACTGATTCTACTTTTTTAACAGAAACAATCTGCAAGGTTCTACTTCGCGGAGATATATTACAATCAGAAGAAATCCTTTGACGCGACAATTTTCTTGATAACTTAAAAACTGGCAAAATATCACTAAAACAACAAAACTGAACAGAATAACTTACTCCATCAAGATCACGACCATTACATCTTAGTTTTTTTTCTCTTACATGATACTTAACCCCAAGAGTTGACAATAATTCACAAAATCCATTCAGTAATTGCTTTTTAACAGTAGAAAACTCTTGGATCTTGCCTGTCTTGTCGCAATATCCGTCTGTGTCCATTAATCCTTGCAATAATTCTATTCTCTGTTCTCTTGATGCTCTTAAATATATTGGCGGAATATGTTTGTTCCCAAGAACTCCAAGATTCCGCAATTCTTCTTGAATGGTAATATTGGTACGTTGCGGTATAGGATTACCACGTTTCCTTGCTTTACTCGTCATCCTTTCGCAAACTCTACATTGACGTTTGCTATTCATAAAAGAAATATCATGGCCCCTTACGCAACGATTATTATCTTTTTGAATTAATACTTTCGGAGCCCTTAAGGTACCATTACTTTTTAGTGTGGCCTTAATATTATAACTATTAAGAATATTTAACATTTCTTCCGAGTCTTCGTTGCCAACAGTAATGTTAGCACATGAAGATGTCCCGTCCCCAAGCCATGCCCCTAAAACATACGGGTTAATAGGCAATTCTTTGTTATCACAGATTATGGGTGATGGCATATCAAGGGAATGATTTCTGTCACCTCTTGCTGAATATTTTTGCGTTTTAAATAATTCCCTTGTATCTCTTACTTTGGTAAAAATATTAGTATCGGGAGGATATTTAATAAGATCATTGGCTATAATTTCTTCTGCTCTTTTATGAGCTTCGGGGTCATCATTTTTACCAACATAAGCACCCCCAACATATAAGTACCCTCTATATATTCTTTTACCGGACCTTTTTTTTGGGCGACAAATACGACCGTTTCCGTTTCCCCCAACAGTATCAACCCTTGCGGTTGTTAACCATAAATGATCCCCATCGCAAACAATTTTTTCTCCATTAGAAAATTCAATTTCATAACAATCCAAAAACCTTAAATCACTTACAAATGTAACTTTGCATTGCTCGCCTCTTTCATCAAAAAGTGTATCCCCACATTGGATAGCCCCCATTGTTGTCCATCCGCTTGGAGTTGGGATTGGCGTATCAAGCGCAAGCCCCTTCCCATTTTTCCTCGCTTCACTTAATATCGCTCTAAGTACAATTCTTGATAAGTCTTTGTTGACCGGATTATAAACATCTTTGATAAACGCTTTTTGAAAATCCCTTAAAACAAAAGGTTCCCCTTTGCCTTTTCCTGAAGGGACTATTAGAGTTTCAATAAAATCAAATATTAACTGAACTCTAAGTGAATAATCGTAATTTTTAAGCCATATTTTATTTAATTCCCACCATTCATCAGATCCCTTCCCATCCGATTGTTTAAGATATTCTAATACTTTACGGTCATCATCAGATATCTTTTTGAATTTTGGTATTCCCATTACTGAGTTATTTTTACTTTCTACCATGAGATATCAAGCCCGCAAATTTACTTTTCTTTAACTGTTTAGGATCAATCCCAAGACTTGCCCTTGCTGAAGGTGTCATGCCAAGTTGCGCCGCATATTTAATACAATCGCTCTTTGCCACATTTGATATGCCTATTAATGGATGCTGGATCATATTCCCTGCTTTTGTAATCTCTACCATTGCATTTAAAGGCTGATAAACGAGCTCACTTTCAGGGTCATCAGGATTACTTAATGCCATAGTCAATTTTTGAAGTTCTTCATCAGCTGTTCTCCACCGGCTATAGCTTGCACAATATGCAGCCAAAGTAGCCATATCAACACCATAAAGCACGCCCATAGCATGAAGCCCATCACACACCCTGTCCCATTCTTCCAAAGCATATTCATCTAAATGATTCGGGGGATCTGGCATATCCCCTGTAGGCTTAGGCTCATTTATTGGCAGAGGCCGCTTTCCTGGGTTGCCCTTTAAAATCTTTAAAGCTGTCGGCTCAATTTTTGTCCCCCGTTTACCCATTTACTTATCCTTCCCACGAAGTACGCCTATATCTATTCCATCTTCCAGAATTAATACCTTAATATCCTTAATCCTGAAGCTTTCCATTGCTTTTTGATACGATTCCCTCATGTGTTTAGCAGCCTCATTCGTTATTTTTTGTTTGCATTTCAGAACGATAACATCCCCGTCTTTGATCTCAAGTTTTTGCATTAATTGTAAGCAATCAATTTCTTTTAGACATCCAGAATGACGGTCGAGCCATTCATCAGCCCAAACTTCAATCCTATATGTTCTTCCCTTATCATCAGGGTGACCACCAGGGTTAATATATTTCCCCCTATCATCATTAAAAACGGCTGAAGAACCACATTTACATTTTAATTCTGTTTTCATCTTTATCTCCTATTCCACGGATGTTGCGGATCAACCGGGTTCCCGTCAGCGTCACAGCCCGGTATTAGCCCCCCATTATCCGTTATT